AAGCCGTGTTAATGCTGCTCTGATTATCTCGGTTGCTTTCATATGGTTACTCGCTTAGTGCGTCTGCCAAAATTTCCGCTAGCGTGTCTTTACTGTCGCGGTTGTTGTACTCAACTTCTAAGTCATCAAGACCTTGCATGATGTCTTTTTTGGTCATTTCTGCAATATCGAGCGCACCATTATCATTTTTGTCTTTTGCCACAAAGTCAGCATGAGACATATAACCGCTTTTTAGCAGCTCTTGCTCTTGTTCTTCGTCATCTGCAACTTTCCAATCATCAAAGCCGTTGCGGTATAGCATTACTGGATAATCCATAGCTCAATCTCCGTTGGTTAAATCTATCGCAACATACGCCATCGAGTGACAGCGTATGTAACTATAAATCTAGTGGTTTATGGTGCTAGGACGCGCGCTGCATGGTTGCCACGGATAGCGGCAAAGCCGTATAGAACATCAATACGAGTGCCTTCTGTATCTTGCGTGAAGTTACCGCCTGATTGCACACGTAGCGCCATTGTTGATGCGTTGACCGTGTAACCTTCAAGGCCTGCCAATACTTTCATCGGGGCAAATGCTGCTGCAAATGCGTCTTTTTGGAAGCATAGTGCCTGTTCAATCAGTGCGTTACTGTCCATAACGAACGTGATAGCCGCGCTGTTGGCTGGACTTGCTGTTACTGTTGCATTGGCTTTTAGCTGTGATGCAACGGTTGCAGGGGTAATTTCAGGGAAGATGCTTAGCGTAGCAGTTGTACCACCTGCCGTTACGTCTTCAAGCACTACAAACTGCAATGGTACGCTGTAGGTTTGACGTGTAATCGGGTGAATTTGCTCAACACCTGCGATGGTAAATACTTCACCACGTTTGATGGTATCGCCATTCGTTAAGCCGCCTACAACTAGCTCGCTACCTGTCTGCCCTGCGCCTGACACTGTTAAGCCAGTTTTAGCGTGTGAACCAGTAGATTGACGATAGATATGCTCAGACTCGACAAACTCAAAGCCACGGCTGCGACCAATGTAACCTTCCTTCCACTGTTTAGCGATTTCAGCGGTTGGATTAAACAACGTACCTGCTGGATCAACAATCTGGTTGGTCAGCTCAGACGACAACATAGACATACGGTCAACTGATGGTGCTAATGCTCGGTTGAGCATTGTGCGAGCGCGTCCCCATGCTGCTGTTGGGTGGGTTTCGCTTGCCAACATAGCAGTCATGTTGTTGACCGATACGATAGCGCGTTGTAGCAAGTCAGCATCGATTGATGTAGCTAGTGAGTTGATAGCAGGTTGCAAGAAGCGAGTCTTAAAGTCTGTCATGTTCAGCGTTAATTCAGCCGCACCAAACTCTAAACCTACGTGCTTTTGAGTATCAATTTTTAATAGCACCGATTTCTCTTGGGCGTTCTCGTTGGCATCGTCAGACTTAAAGACGTGGCCTTCTGTCACGATAGGCGTAGGTGGAACGCGAATGCGAACGCTATCGCCTTTTTTATAGCCTTGTGTGTCTTTGTTAAACTCTTTTTCACGGTTGCGGTTAATCGCCTTAATGAATTGCGATTCTTCGACCAACATTGCAGCCGCCTCTTTTGCGACCATTTCATGAGTTAAGATTTTGTTGTTGCTGTTTTCGCTGTAGTTTTTAGCCATGTTATTTCTCTCTTAGTTTATAAACCCCGTGACCGCATAAAGTCGTCGTCTGACTGGCTGTACTGGTCACGCTTAATAGGTGCGTTTGCTTTAGTGTGATTAGGTGGTTTTGGTGCTTTACTCTGTCTTGCAGCTTTTGATACGCCCTTTTTGGCCTGTATCGTGGCATGAATACGTCCAAACTCTGCGTATTGCTTAGACGGTGGCATTTCTGCCAATTCGTAATACAAGTCGTGGTCAGCGGCAACGTGCTCTAGTAAATCCATCAGGTCATCACCTTGATAGAGTTCGCTAGGGTCGGCTTGGATCGGCTTATCTTGCATAAGCGTCGCTAGTTGCTGAAAGTTCTCTTTAAACTCAGGATTGGCCTTGAACCTTGCGTTAAAGGTCTGAGTTATTTCAGCATTGCGTTGTTCTTGCTGCTTAGCCTGTTCACGTTGTTGCAAGCGTTGGTCAAGTTTCCAGTCTTGGTGCTTTTCGTCATACTCTGCTTGTGCTGCAAAATACGAGTCCAGACCGCCTTCGCTATCAAGGTCGTAATCCTCAATATTTGGCTTAACTGGCGCACCGTCACCGCTAGCCGCTTGTTTGGGCTGCTGTGCTTGATTGCGCATTTGTTCCAGCTCTGCTTCAACCGCTTTCTTTTCGGCTAATATCTGCTGAATACGCTCACTTGCTCGACCTTTCTTTTTGGGTTCGGGTTCAGTCTCGGTTTCTTCTTCATCCGATTCATCACCGTCACTCTCAGCATCATCATCAGTCGCTTCCTCTGTGTCTGCTTGCGCTTCCTCATCATCTGCGTCCTCTGTTACTTCTACCGTTTCAACTTCCACGGTTTCGGCTGGTTCATTGATGCTGTCATCTTCTACGCTTGTATCAAAAGCCATTGTTCTTACTCCAAATTTAACGATTCATCATCGGGGTTTACGTCACTAAGCGCAGTAATCCCATCCGTGACGTCGATAGGCTGCGAATTTTAGGCATAAAAAAAGCCCACCGAAGTGAGCTTTGTTTGGATTAATCGATTGGTTGGCTAGTCCCACTCAAAACGCAGGCTGTATGTAATACCGGTCTTTACACCATCATTGTAAGGTTGGGTTAGTTCGGTATAGTCCGCCACAAAATAACCCTCATGCACCAGAGTATTGGTAGCTCTAAAGACCTCATCAATAGTAAATTTAGACAATCTAGCCTTGTTGATATCCAGTCTTACAACACCCTCTTGTCTGCAACGTTGTATTTTCTCAGATATATAAACGTAAGCCTTATTGTGGTCAGCGTCATTAGTGTGCAGCATAATCAACTCCTTGTTTAATAGAGTTATTATAGCATTTCATCGCTTTGTGGTGGCGGCATTTGCACATCATCAGGCATAGGCTGCTCAAACTCACCTTGCGGCTGCTCAGGCATCATCATGTCATCAGGCGGCATCTGCACTGGTTGCATTGTTTCAGGCTGTGGCGGCTGCATAGGCTCGTCATTAGACGTATAGCTGTCGATATCCTCACCTTGCGTTGACCACTCTTGCGGTGCGTTCTGCATTTCTGCCATTGCTTGCTGTAAATCAGCCGTTCTATTCAAGATAGTTTCAAGTGCGCTGCTAAATGCCTTGGTTTCTTCTTGATCGGTTCTACCTGACTCACGAATACGAGCCACTTCAAGCTCAGTCTCTTGCTTAATCTCAGCTTTAAGCATTTCAAGTTCGCGGTCTGCTGATTTATCATTAAGCTGCTGTGATGCCTGCTGTAATGCTTGCTCAGTCTGCTGCATTTTCTGCTGCATCTGCATTATTTGCTGTTGTAGCTCAGGCGGCAGTTGTGGTGCTTCACCATCTTCCTCGCCTTTAAGCTGTGGTGGCAATAGCATTTTTAGGCGGTCTGCAATCTTGTCTGCATCAGGGAAGTCAAACGCTCGAATAATCAAGTCGCCTGATATTTCCATCAACTGCGGATAAGCTCGCCCAAGCTCAATCAACACTTCTCGCGCTTCTTCACGCTGCGTGTTGTAGTCTGCACCTGCTGCAATGCGAATGTCGTACTTACCAACGGTCACATCGTTATACATACCATTGATGCCAAGCTCAGCATCTTTTAGCTCTTTTTCGTACTTACCAACAAGTGGCGAATCAGGCGGCATGTTGATAACCAACGTCTTAAACACCTCATCATCTTGCGTAATACGCAGCACACGAGGCGTATCGTAGTAATGCGGTATCATCGATAAGATAACGCGCCCTAAGTGCTCATAAGCTCGTTTAAAGTTATCTAAGAAGTGAAAGTTACCTTGGTCAGCCTGGCGTTGTCTTGCCATGATTGCGCGGCCTGACGTTTCATTGCTTTGCTGACCTAGTGACGCATCATTAATACCTGTTGTGCCTTTGATTTCATCAGCACTGGTCATTACTTCACGCATCAAATCAGGCGAGCCTTGATAAGCGGTTGCCATGAATGGCGGTGCGTATTGCTCACCATTCTCACCTGTTGAGTTGTACGGCAAGAACGTCATGTTAGGGTTGTTTGCGTCACCCCAATATGATTCGTAACCCTCAATGCTGCGACCATCAGCCACCCACGGCCTGTTACCTGCTTTTTGTAGCTGTTCAAGCTGTGCTGTGCGAGCGTAATTGTAGATAATCTGTGGGTCTTTGGCATTGGTGATTAGTGAGTTCCAATAACGCTTATTCTTAACCCATTGCTCATCACCAACGACCAAGATAATAGGGATAAAATCCGCTTTAATCTCAGTCTGCTCTAATACAGCATCACGGCTGCATTTGTACCACATGATTTTCTTAGTCTGTGTCTTGCGCTCATCTGCAATGACTAGATTTGGATCACCTTCATACTCATCAATCTTGGACTTGAGTAATGTCGTACCATCTTGCAACAAGTAAAGCGTGTCTTGGATAAACTCAACACGGTAATACTCAGCCACAAACACAGTATCTTCTGACTGCCAATCCATCGCTTCTGTGATGTCATCAACACTCACCGCTTCATGGTCTGGAAACTGGTTTTTAAAGTCAGCCTTGCTCATCCATTCGCCAGTTATGGCTTCCGTGGTATCTGAGCCAAACGGACACTTGATTTCAGGCGACAAGTAAGTGCTTTGAGGGTTTTCTATGCGCTTAACTTTAATATCTTGATTAAATGATAGCTCGTTCTCGTAGTCAGTCGTCACACGATAGAAGCCAAAGCCGCCCATGATAGCGCGACCACCTGCCCAATCGGTTGCAATGTCAGCGCGTGAGGACTTGAGCACATACTCAAGCATGGCATCTTGTATCTCGGCCTTACCAACGTCGCTGTCATCGACTGGAATAGCATTGAGCGTCATCTTGTTAGCGCGTAGTGCGTTAGTTTGTTGATGCACAAATGCGGCTATCTTGTTGATAGTGACGCAAGGACGTCCAGCTTTAGCGCGTGACAGACGGTCTACTTCACTCCACTGTGCTTCTTTGTCTACACAAAATTCAATGTCGTCAGCGGCTTTGTCGTAAATATCATGCCAATAATCCTCGGCTCGTTCTCTAAAGTCTCGCATTGACTGCAAGATTGATTCATCGTCTTTTTTATCAGCCATTACGTTTCTCTTTATCCTGCCCAGCCGCTAGTAGCGATAGGCTTTGGTAGTTTAGGTGCTTTCTTGATAACCATGCGGTCAATAGATAGCGCGACATAGCGTAGAGCGTCAGCCGCATGGCTTGCCCAATCGTGGACAGGTCTTGGCTTAAACTCTTGCATCTTATCGTTGTATTCGCGTCTGTAGTTTTGGACGCACTCAATACCGCGAGCACAGCGTTTCTCATCAATCCATACGGTTTTTAGTAGCTGTCTAGTTGCATCAATACCATCATCGATACTGATATTAGTAACCGTCGTAAAGTTAATGCCCATCGTTCGCGCTGTCTCAAGCCGTGACTTACCACTTGTGAACTCACGAACTTTAATATCATGAGGTGCAAAGTGACCGCCATAATCGTAACCTTTTGACTTAATCAGCTTGATGTAGTGGTCAATACCTTCACCGTTCGCTTCGTAATAATCCACTAAGCGCGGCTCTTTGCCGTACACCTGCACGAACCATATAACTGTTGAGTCGCTTACACCTAAATCCCATACGGTATAGACTGGCAATATGTCATCAACTGGCACACTGGTTATGCGTCCATCTTTACGTGCTTTGTGTAGCTCGTCTTTGTAGATAGCACCATCAGCGATTAGCTTTGGTTGTCCATCGTAGATATTCGCCCATGCGTCGTAGTCGTCGCGCTTCATGTTCTCAGCAAGCCTGACGATTTCAGGTGGGCAATGTTTGTTGTCTGTGTAGTTGACTTGGATCAACGTTACATCATCACGCTTGCCATCGAGCGTAGGCTGTATGTAATCCGCCCAAACTGCATCTGTAAGTAAGTAAGGGTTAAGACTCATAATGACCTGACAATCAGGCGTTCTAACCACTGTTGGTATTAATATGTCTAGCGAGCGTTTACTGACCGTCTGAGCTTCTTCAATCCATGTGCGGTTACAGCCCTCAAATGATTTAATTGTGTCGCTTGTATGCTCAAGTAAGCCACTATAGAGAAACAACGTGCCATTGACACCGCGTATCTCAGTCTCTAAGACATTGTAAAAGCGACCTAAGTTCCAACGCTTGATGCGGTCTTTGAACAACTGATGCACTGATTGCTTAATTGACTTCTGCACTTCACGACAACACAAGTTACGGTTGACGTTCTTGATACCATCAATCAGCAAGTAGTCTGCAATCTCCCACGACTTACCACCACCACGACCACCATACAAGACACAAAAAAGCCGCTCACGTAAGTAAAGCGGCTGAAATAGCTTGGACTTGGTTTCAGTTAGTTGCATTAGTCGAATCCAATATTGATACTTATGTTGCCGTCGGTTTGTACTTCCGACTTATCGGTAAACATAACCAAGTGACGACCTAACAACTCAGCACCTTTCAGAACGCTACCAGCATCGTATCTGTAAGCAGGGGCTAATTCGCCATTAGGTGTTTCTGTCATGACTAGCTCACCGCTTTTGTCATAAACCTGCTTGGCTTGGCTGCATCGCTCGATAGTCTCAACGATGGTTTTAATCACATAATCTTGAGTGACTTCCGTTCGTTCTGATCGCTTTTGCTTTGCTTTTGCGATAGCGTCTGCAATGTCAAGTTTTGTCAAGTTTTGATTGCCGATAGTTCTTGCTGTCTTCTCGCTGTAACCTGCTCGTATAGCTGCTTGAGTTGCGTTCAGGTCAATCAGGTACTCATCAACAAATCGTTGCTGCTTATCGGTCAATTTAACGCTGTTAGGCGTATCGTCTGACATAACACCTCCCAGCGTTAATATAAAAAACGCCCATCAAATCAATGTGGGCAAAAGGGATTATTCAATATGGTGCGCTATGTAGGATTCGAACCCACGACCAACGGTGTAGAAGACCGATGCTCTATCCACTGAGCTAATAGCGCGTTTTTACTTAGCCTTATCCATTCTATCAACGGTAGCCTTTGCCTTATCAGCATCTTTACCGCCACGCTTAGCACGCTTAGTCATGAACTCATACCAGTAGTCAGCGCCTTGCTTGGTATTGCGTCTGTTGCACTCTTGCCAACGCTCAAACACTTCGTTATTAGATAAGTCGCACATAGCGTTCCTACTATTTATCGTTGTTTTCTTTTCTGCCTTCAAGGTACAACTCATCACATCGGTCTTTAAAAGCCCAGTCTGCATTTCGATCATGAACCACATTACCAATCTTGGTAGGTATGAACATCATTAATGGATGCACAATGACGTTGTGAACAAAATCTTTCAAATATTGCTTCATAATGCAATCCCTTGCTAAATTATAGGTATAAAAAAAGCCCCATCATTTAAGATAGGGCTTGAATAGGTTTTGTATTTACCGCTTTCCGCTGCGGATGCATACAATATAACACCTTTATACTATATGTCTGGGTCAGAAGTCAAACTATTTCTTCTGTTAACATCTGCTCAACCTCACCTTCCGCCCTATCAACCAACGTCTTGCAGTGTTTGTGGCACATGTTCATTCCTGCTTTAATGCCGCCGCGTCTATACTCAGGCATTGATTTAGTGAGCTTCTGCGCCAGTCGTTGGTAGCTATAGCCGTATCGGTATTTGAGTTTGATCAGTCGATAACTAAAAGCATCATGCGTTTTGAGATAAGACATCGCGTGTTCAATATCTAACATATCATCGTCACAACCGATATCAACGCCGCCGCCATCGCTTGGCAGTATGAAGCTCCACGCTGATTTATAACCTAACGGACTGCAGCTTCCGACGCTACCGCCGCCTACTGTTGATGCTGCGATATTGCCGCGGCCTACCCAGCGCCCCCACATTGTAAGTTTAGCCCTGATGCCTAGTTCATCAATCATTCGCTTTGCTCCTCAAAGTCCTGCAAAAATATCATTGGGTGTTTGCTGCCAATGTCGCCCTGGGCGTTTTGATACGTGACATAGGTTTTAGCGACTCGCAAGATGAGTACCGGCTCGCCGCTTTCTTTGTTTATCCATGTTTTGTCTTTGGTGATCATTGGTTGGCCCCGTGGTCTAAATCTATCGAGTCAAGCCTTGCGTATAGTTCGGACAGCGTACCGTTGTTAGTGATCACAATATCGCCAGGCTTTACCGCTAACGTCTGCTCTGATACATGTCCACCGCCAATGCCGCCGCGTCCTTTGATGTGAATCAGGAAGCCATGCTTGCGTATTAAGTCTGCTTCGTTATCAAAGCGCACGTCTGGGACAATCAAACACCTTCCTGCATTCATTGACTCGAAAACCGTTAGCCAAAAATCATCAGCTATTAGATTGCGTCCCCATTCAGTGCCAAGCGTTTGGAGCATGTGCCGCGTAGAGACACCGTATTGATTGCTAGGTAGGTCTTTGGCTTCATCGCTAGTGTCAACGTCTATAGCATTGAGCATAGCTTTCATAGGGTCTGCAAACGATGCTGCTGACCAGTTGCCGCCTAGTTTGTTTAGCAGATAGCTAGCAGCTGTATTCTTACCGCTTCGAGCCTTACCCGCTATGCCGATTAATCTCATTTTTTGCATTGGTAATTCTCCAAAGGTCTTTAGCTCAATACCATCATCAAACGTGCAATCGATCTCACTCATAACCATTCCTCAATCTAAAGAAAACTAAAGGATTTTGCCTTTGGCGGCGTCCCTTCTAAGCAGGGATTCAGCTCCGGCGTCTTTAAAACTAATAACAAACTTTTGTCTATCTATATTTTCCCTTTATTCTTTTTTCTTAACTCAAAAAAGAATAAGTAAGGGGATAAAATAGAGTTGGGACGATAAGGACGATAAAAGGGCATATAACAAAGACTTGTCTATATAAGAGAGGTTTTTCAAAATGGGGTACTTATCGTCCTTATCGTCCCAAATACCTTAGAAACCTATCTTTTACCCGTAATTAAAATAAAATGTTAAATGCTATCGTCCCTACCGTCCCAAATATAAAGCCAATCCGCAAAAATTACGGACTGACCACTCGCCAGACGCGGATTACGCCGCGCCGTCCTCTACATTCTCAAAGTCGTCTTTGATAGATATACCCAATAAGCCCCGTCCGCGAATACCATCAGAGTTCTTGACTCTTTTCACGTATGTTCGCGATTCCAGTTTTTTGTTCAGTGTTCTAGCGTTACTGATATACCTCAGCTCCCCGCGTACCTCGGCAAACTGTTTCCAACTGGCCCACAGCGCCGCGTTGGTAGCGACCTTATCCCGACCAATCTCACAGCACTCTTCTATCCACTCAGCGAGTAGGTCCATGTCGCTTTTATATTCGTTACGCGCTTCCTCAACGATGGCTGGCGGGTTCAGCCCTATTTCTAAATATGACATCGCACCGCGTACGAGCCATGCCAGGATGCCTTCGTACTCAGCCTTGAGCTTTTCGCTACGGTCGTTGTCTTTGACGATATCGGGATCGGTACTGAAGTTACGGGTAAAGGGTACGAGCATGATGCGGCGCCAGATGCCGAAGTCGTCACCTTTAATGATTGGTTTGTGGTTGGTGGGTAGGATGACTGTCCATGTGGGCGTGAACTGTACGAAGGTGCGTGAGTATGCCGCGCGCGCTGCCATGGCCTCACCGCCAGTCATCGATTTGATCAACCCTTCTTTTAGTTCGCGGTCTTCATCAGGCTCAGTCACATATACAAAGCGACTACCGCGAAGGCGTAGGATATCGTCACGCGGACCACCAGCATTAGCGCCGCCACTACCTAAGAACGTCTCATTGGATGCGGTAATAGCATGCGCACCCATCGCGTCACGGATAGCGCCTAAGACAGTCGACTTACCATTACTACCAGTGCCGTACGGTATGACGATGATGTCTTCTTTAGGATCCGCAAGTAGCGTGTAACCCATCAGACGTTGGAAGAACTCGACCAGCTCAGTATCACCGTAAAAACACTCACTAACGGTTTGCTCAAACAGTGGGCATTTAGCATCAGGCTTATATTTGGTGTGACTGGCAATCGTGATACGGTCCAGTCTGTCCGACGGTATTAGCGCACCGGTGGTTAAATCGATGGCACCATTGGCCACACCAAACAGCATTTTATTAGCGTCTAAGTCACCAGTGTTTACTAAGATGCTTTTTTCGGTACGGATGATTTTTACCATGGCAGTCATCATGGCGACTTTTAGACTGTTCTTAACGAAGTCGTATTGATCACTGGCCAAGATACCCTGCTCAGCGCCATCAGCGATAAGCTGCATGAGCGTATCTTTGGATAACTGCTCAAGCTCAGCTTGTGCCGATACGCGCCAGTAACTGCCAGTCCAGCGATACCAGGTTTCAGTATCTGCAGCAAACATAATGTTGTCGCCAAACAGCTCAAGCATACGGCGTGCGTTACCGAACTCGGTATATTGCATCTGACGTTCTAAGTTTTCAGCGCTAGTGTCGCGTCCAAGCCCTAAAAGCGTATTGATGTTGGCATCAGAGATAGACTGCTTCATCATCGCTTTGTATTTTGTCTTGGCAGTCGCACGTACTTCATTGCAAGTGATAACTTCGTTTTTATCTAGCTCACGGCCAATAGCGCGTAGCGTCTCTTCAAACTCAAAGCCATCGCTACACTCTTCGATGCGGTCTTTGTAGTCTTGAATAGCATCACGTTTCTGTGCGCGTTTTTGCTGCGTATTGGCATCATTGCCCCACTTGAGCAATGTGCGAATGGTGATACCGCCACCATCGTGACCAAAGCCCGACCAGCGTTTTTCTAGGTCTTCATCACTTGAATAGTTATCCGCTTTTTGCGACCAGTCATCCCAAACGTTAAACGCATCATCATTACCGTCGTACTCGTGATGTAGCGCCATACCGACTTGGAGCCAACGGTCGTAGTCTGCAGCGTCAAGGTTATTGAGTAGCTTTGCCGCTTCTTTTAGCGTCACGCCTACTTTGGCACCAGCAGTGAAATCTTCAGGATCAGCTTTACCGCTATTGATAGTCTTAGTAGATGAGCCGCTACAAACTTGCATACCGGCATCTAACGCCATCTGCTCAAAGACTTCTAACACTTGCGTTATTTCATCAGCCGTGACTATTGGCAGCTCAGACGCTGGCGTGTATTCCAAACCGCCAAGCATATCGGTCCACTCGTACGGCTCCTTAGTATCCGGGTGAATGTGATAAGCGACGAACTGCTGCCCTTTCCCCAGTATTTCAACGCGCTGCTTTATGTCGCTGCTATCGGTGAACCAACGGCTTGCCGCTTTAGACCAACCGCTATCTGCAGCGCGATAGATAAGCATGGTCTTTGGCGCTTGTCCGACACGCTCAACGGTCATACCTAAATTGTCATGGCACCACTGCGCTAATGCTGCCGCCAGTTCAGGGTTCAACACATCGATGTCTATGGCGCACACCGGATACTCACCGATACCACACTTCACACCAATACCCGCGTCGATATCGTCAGCGGTAAAGGTCTTCTTTTGCCACTCTTTGATCATTGGCCCCTTTTGACCTTTATTAATAGGTACGATGCTATACGCGCCGTCACACAGTCTTTTTGCTTGCATATTGTGGTCACTCATGGTTTACTTATCCTTAGTTGTGTTAAAAGAAAAATGAACCCCATCAGCTCCAACTGACTGGGGTTTTTCTTCGTCTTGAGTTTTAGCATTGCGACCGTCTAGCTGCTCTCGCATCAGATTGATATGGCTATCAGCGCGGTCATTTGCGTATATGTCGCTAGATAAGATTGTGTTCAAGCACATGCCATACTCCTAATTGCTCGTAGTGTTTGTCCCAACTCGCTCTGAGTGTCGCGATAGTTGCATCGGTAAATATCAAAGCTGGAATCGGTCTAATTGATTGGTGACAGCATCTATCGCTGTCTGCTAAGTGATGTGGACAGTCCTCGCAACTCATAACGTGCCCCTTGGACGATAAGTGCCCTCAGCGATCTGCGTCTTAGCGTCATCATGAAAAAAATCATCGACTTCCTCCAAGCGTTGAAAATTGTCTTTAGCCAATCGAAATAAGATGTCGATCTTCGAGGCGTCGTAACACTTCATGTTTGCGGGTACCACCTTCAAACCGCAGAATGCCAACATGTCGCAGAGTTTGACTAGCTTGCTCTCATCGTTTTTTGAGTCTATCCAACGCCCTACAGTCGTTGTGTCTACGTTGATGCACTCCGCTACATTCGTTTGCTTATTCACTGCAACGGCTTGCACGATTTGAGATTGCATATTGCGTGACCATGCAAGCTGCTCAGGTGATAATTGATTTGTGGCCTTAGTTGTCATAGTTAAGCTTCCTCTAGTTGATTAACAGCCAACTGTTTACGCTCGTAGTCCCAGTTGATATCCGGACGTAATTGTTCAGCAGTTATTTGATTTTTGGTTAGTTCTTGAATATCTAGGCAACGTTCTTTAGGTGGGCAATCGATCTTCCACTTGTATACCGCCCAAGGTGTGATATTCAACGCGTAAGCAAGCTGAGCAGGATTGCCCAGAATTTCAAATGCTTGCTCTAAAGGTGTTTTTTCAGACATGACGTACTCCTTAATACTACTTTAAGTAGCAATATACTACTTTTAATAGTGATGACGCAA